TGGATTGTTTATCAGCCTTCCAGATGCTAGAAGATTATCGTAAATCTCGTAATAGTGATTTTGAACCAATCCCTGTAGTGTCATCTGTTATTGGGGAATCAGGGAGTCACAAGCAGATTCAATTACATTATGAGTGGTTCAATCGGTTTGATAAGATTCTAATCTGTTACGATTCAGATGATGCTGGCAGGGAAGCTGTCCATAAGGTGGCTAAGGTGCTGCCAAAGGGTAAGACATTTATCATGGAGCTACCATTAAAAGATGTGAATGCAATGCTGGAAGCTGGTAAGGAGAAGCAGTTTATTGATTGTTTCTTTAAGGCTAAGGCATACACGCCAAATGGGATTATAGCTTCTACAGATATTATGAGTAAGGTTGTTGAATCTGCCAAAACTCCTAAGATTCCACTACCTCCTTTCATGCACAAGTTACAAAAGATGATGGCTGGTGGTATTCCTTTAGGTGTAATTGTTAATATGGGTAGTGCATCGGGAACAGGTAAATCTACTATTTGTGATGAAATGTCATATTTTTGGATTTTCAATAGTCCACACAAGGTTGGTGTTGTAACTCTTGAATCTGACGCTGGACAGTGGGGAACTAACATTATTTCTCGGCACATTAGTCAAAAAGTTAATTTGATTGAAGATGCGGAAGAAAAAGTTAATCTTCTGGAATCTGAAGATATTGAAGATAAATGCAAAAATTTGTGGGCCAATGAAGATGGTACTCCACGCTTCTACATCATTGAAGAACGTGATGGAAGTCTTGATAGTCTCAAAGAACAGATTATGCAATTGATTATTGCATGTGATTGTAAGGTGGTAATTCTCGATCCTTTACAGGATATTCTTGACGGACTTTCTAATGACGAACAGGCTGTATTTTTGAAATGGCAGAAAGGACTTGTAAAGAGTCACTGTGTTACTTTCATTAATATTAATCATGTACGAAAATCAGGTGGTGGGCAGAAGGCTAATAGTACAGGTGCTGACTTACATGAAGAAGATTTTGCTGGTTCATCTGCGATCTTTAAGTCGGGTGCTTGTAACTTGATTTTTACACGCGATAAAGAAGCCGAAGATGAAATCGAACGGAACACAACTAAAATGAAAGCTAGTAAAATTCGCTGGACAGGTAAGACAGGTTGTGCTGGTGAATATTATTATGACAATGAAACTCACACTGTTCATGATAAAGAGGACTACTTTTCTAGTAGAGGAGGTGAATTTTGATAGATTGGAATGAAATTTTTTACTATGATGAAACCAGTCCTAGCTGTCTAAAATGGAAAATTGAAAGGTTTTCTGGTAAAAATGGCTGTATTAAGCACATTCATGTAGGAGATGTTGCTGGTAGTTGTAAACAAAGCACTGGATATTGGAGTGTGAAATATAACAAAAAGAACTATCAGGTACACCGAGTAGTATATGAAATATTTAATAATGAAATACTAGATAAATTAGAAGTAGATCATATTGATGGAAATCCTTCTAATAATTGTATTGAAAATTTAAGACTTGTGAGCAGATTGGTAAATAATAGAAATAGAAGTATGCAGATAACTAATACTTCTGGAATGACAGGTGTGCAATTTTATTTGAAAAAGAGAGAACATTGGAATGATCCTTACTGGATAGCGTATTGTCGAGATATTAACGGTAAGCTTAAAAGTAAATCTTTTAATTGCAGACTTTTAGGTTACGACAATGCTTATGAAAAAGCCTGTAAACATCGGGAACAAATGATACTAGCATTGAATGTAAAAAATGCAGGGTACTCTGAACGACATGGAAAATGACCTTGACAACTCCTACAAATGTGTTTTATCATACGTTTTATCAACTCTGACAAGAAAGGGAACAAAATGAAATATAAAATCGGTGACGTTGTACAGTGTGTTGATGAAGAACGTGAAGACTACGGGTTTAAAGTTGGACACACCTATACAATTATGGCGATTGATGATGAAAGTGTTATGTTAGATAATTTAAAATGGTGGGATACATATGGTTATCCCAATGACTTCAAACTTGTAGAGGAAACAGCCATGAAGAAACAGTTTATTGATGTAGAAAAATATGCACTAGAGAATGAAATTCCCCTTAGTGTTGCTCATGAAGAAATCCAAACTTGGTTGTTTAAAGAAGGTTATAAATGGACAAGTTATGGGTATCATGTAGGATTTATCAACTCACATTTCCTAGAATTGAACATTGACACTTCTTACTGTATTACTTGGGAGAATGAAGATTGTTACAATAGCGATAAATACGAAGAAGAACTGATGCTCTCTCGGCAAGTGGCCCTTGTCCCATTTTACAATAAAATTGACAAAACAGAATATGTAGAGCTTAATGGTAAGCAGTATGATAAGAAAAAGCTGGAAGAGGCTTTAGCAATGATTGAGAGTGCTACTTAAAAGTGCTGCTTAAAATGACATACACAGGCTATTGCAAAACCTGTGAACGTGCTGTACAATCTCCTCTTATATTCTGTTGTCCAGCATGTGAACGTAAATATTGGCGAATGATGAATTTTAAAGGAGATTATAAATGAGCCTGCTGAGAGTGGTCTTGCAACAGGAAGAGGGGATTGTTTACAGGAATGAAGAGAGCTTTATCAATACACTTTCTTGTTGCTCTTATGAGGGTATTCTTGACCTGACATCTGTCAGCTTTTCTTCTGAGCGTGTTCATTTTAGATGTGTTCTAAACTCTGGACAACATGTGGCAGATAGCTGTACAATGCTGGATTATCTCAAATGGAAGGAAACACTATGAAAAAATTTCTACTAACAACAATTTTAGCTGTTGCAATGACACCAATTATTTATTATAATCTGTACAAATATCGTACAAAGCAACGTGAAACATTTGAGCAGCATTGATTAATTAGAGGGAGGGGTTATGAGTGATTGTTTTGACCACGGAGCTGATGCATGGGATGATTTGTGCTTTAATTCTGACAGATACGCAGCCGGATATGCTGTGTATGGATATGGTAGAAAATCAAATAGACACACTCGTATCAGCTTTAGTTACGATCCTGATTACTATCACCAGCAGATTAATTTCTCTAGCTTATTGAAAGAAACAGAAAATAGTTACTATATTGAGCTGTATAAAACAGAGCATGGGCTGCCTCCTCTAAATGTGTGGCTTCCTAAGAAGATTTGTAAAGCCTTGCAAAAGAATACGGTAAAAGTACATAGTGTTACATATTCAAAGATTATCAAAGAAGCTGTTGCACAATACAAGCTTACAAATGCTGAAGCAATTAAGAAGTTGAAACAAAGTTAGAATGTAAAAGGAGAGGTTATGGAGCTATGTTGGGACATTGAAGCAACAGGATTCCTTGATGATAGTAATGTTGACTACATGGCTTCGCCTTGGAAGTTAAAAGATCATTTTAAAATCCATTGTATTGCTCTTGAGGATATCAACACTGGAGAGGAATTTGAGTTCGTACAAGGAGATATCTATAAAAAATTCAAGACATTCCTGAAGCAAAAGAAAGTAACAAAGTTAATCGCTCATCACCAGCTTGGCTATGATCTTCCTGTTGTTAAAGCTGCGTTGGGTATTGACTATGATATCTACAATGGCACGCTGATGGGAGAGCCATGTGAGATTATTGATACGCTTGTACTCTCAAAGACTCTTAACCCAGACCGTTTAGGCCATAGCATTGACTACTTTGGTCGACTCCTTGGGCTAGAAAAGATTGATTGGAGAGCTAAAGCTATCGAGCTGGGCTTGATTGCCCATAATGCGCCTGCTGGTGAAGAGTTTAAAACATATCACCCAGAAATGTTAGTGTACAACAAACGTGACGTTAAAGTTAATATTCGAGTGTACAAGAAGCTCATGGAAGAGTGGGGAGACTGGCCTTGGGAAGATGCGTTCAAGCTTGAGAGTAATGTCCGTGATATTATTACACGTCAAGAGCAACGAGGGTTCTGGTTTGATAGGGACTTAGCTGAGAAGAATCTTAAGTTTCTTGATGATAAAATGGAAGAGATTAAATCCATTGTTGAACCTGCCCTGCCGCCGAAGCTGATGGGTAAAACTAAGCTCAAGGACTGCACGCCAGTGGCAAAACAGTTCTTGAAGAGTGGAGAGCCAAATACTCATATCAAGGACTTTATTGCAAAACACAATGGAACGCTAGAAGTAGAGGGGGATAAGTGGGTAGCTAAACTCTACGGCAAGGGATACACGTTGCCACTACAGCAGGAGCCTATTTTAACCACCGAACCCGCTACAGTTAAAGATACTACTCATATTAAGGGTTGGTTAGTAGACATGGGATGGAAGCCGACACAGTATAAAGAGCGTGACCTCACTTGCGACAGTAAGAAAAAGAAGCTTTCTCAAGAAAAATTTGAAGAGACTGTAAAGCGATATGTAGAACAAACTTTGGCCTCACCGTTCTGTAAAGATAGGTTAGCAGAGTTAGGCGTATCAAAAGCAAGGCTGGAGCATACGTTGCTAAAGCACGACATTAAGCGACCTCTGAAAGTCTACACAAATCCGACATTGACTATCGGTATGGAAAAAGAGATTGACCCAGCCTTGCTAGAGCTTGCCGATAAGTTTCCGCATGTTAAATTGGTTAGCGAGTATCTTACATACGCGCATAGACGTAATAGCATTCTAGGCGGAGGTGTAGACTATGACGACGACGAGGAAGAGATTGAGAAAGGCTATCTAGCTAGTGTAAGACAAGATGGACGTATTCCAACTCCAGCAGATACATGCGGAGCAGGGACATCCAGATTTAAGCACCGCCTATGCGCCAACATTCCCCGCGTAACGAGCCTGTTTGGTAAAGAAATGCGAGGCATGTTTGGAGTAGATACGTCTACACATTACCAGATGGGCTACGACTTCGATTCGTTAATAACTGGCGAATGTAAAACCTATTGAATTGCTGGAACACCCTAACGTAAAGCCGAGGGCAATCAGCAGCGAAGACGCAAATTACCTCTTAAGACCGGAGGTGATATGAAGAAAATTATTAAAGATTTTCCCATGTATGAAATTTATAGTGATGGAAAATTTGGAGCAAACATACAAATAAATTTCTTAAACCTTTTCTGAGTTCACAAGGAAAAGGAGAGGACTACTACTTAGCAGTTAAACTCTGTGACAATGCTTTTGAAAAGACTGTCACTATTCACAGGCTAGTAGCAGAAAACTTTATTGAAAATCCAAACAATCTTGAAACTGTAAACCATAAGGACGGAAATAAACAAAACAATTGTATAGAAAACTTAGAGTGGATGACTCAAGGCGATAACAAACGCCACGCTTTTGATACAGGTATTTCAGAGGCTTGGTGGAAAGCTCAGAAACATCCTAGAAGCACTTTCTCAAACGAAGAAGTTCATGAAATTTGTAAAAAGTTTGAAAAAGGTGTCAAACCTGTTGATTTGGCTCCAGCTACTTCTCTTGAATATCAAAAACTATTCAGGATATGGAATAGAGACAACTGGAAAACAATATCTAAAAACTACAATTGGTAATTTGCGTAACGTTCAACGACTATCGAAACCACGTATAAATACGGAAGGGAGTAGAGTAGGAAGTAAGCTTATGACTTCCGAAGCGGTAGGAACTCTTAAATGAGTTATGATATAGTCTGAACATATAGGAAACTATATGCGGCACGTAATGGTGCGGAGTAAGTGTTGCGACTTACTTGAACATATTGTAGAAGCTAAGATAGAGAGCCACTACGTATATAAGTACGAGGGCGGGCCTGAGTATGGTGTAAGCTTAACAGCAGAGAAGCCAAATGATTGCCACTCCGTCTTGAGTAGAAAGATTACGGGTATTCTAGGTAGAGAGTTTCCTAGATCAACAGCTAAGAATGTTAAATACGGGTGCAGCTACAATGCACAACCAGCAAGGGTAGCTAAAACTGTAGGTTGTGATCTAGAGACAGGGCAAGTAATCTTTGATGCTTTCTGGGAGCAAGCTTTCCCTTTAAAGCAGTTGAAGGAGAACATGCAACGCTATTGGGAAACTACGGGACAGAAAAAGTTTCTACTTGGTATTGATAAACGCAAACTGCCAATCAGGAGTAAAGGTAATGTTATCAATACTGCCTTTCAATCTGCTGGTGTTATCTGCGCTAAACGTGCCATGGTAATTCATGAACAGAAGTTAAAGGCAGAAGGGCTTACTGTGAATTTCTGGAAAGCTGATTGGAAAAATCTAGCATATTGTCAACAACTAATTGCATACCATAAACAACATTGTGGCCTTGTGTAGTAATGCACATTGAATAACCCCTCTAATTGCTGGAAACCCTTCTAGGGCAATCAGCAGCGAAGCTGCTTATAAAGCAGAACGTTCAGAGACTAGCCGAAAGGCGTAAGCTTCAAGTGAAGCTGAAACGGGGGGCTTCCCTACGGGAAGGTGATATAGTCCGATACTATCAGTAATGGTAGAGTATTTAACGAATACTATAACGAAATGGATGAGGCGCAATTAGAAGTAGCTAAGTCAATGGTGACATGGAAAATGTTTAAGACAGAGGAAGAAGCTAAGATGTTTAAATCTCAACAGACAGATAAGGTATGGAGCGATGTAGGGCATTCAGCTAAAGGGTACTACGTAGGGTATTGCCGAGCTGGAGAGCTTGCAGTAGAAGCTGTTAAAGAGGCTGGGGAGTACTATAAACTTAATGTAGAACTTACAGCGGGGTATATGCTTGGAACAAATTGGGCAACGTGCCACTAAAAGGGTTGTAGAATGACATACACAAACCAATACGTAGATTTATCTAACCCTAACGAGTTCTCTGTCTGTGATATTAAATATTTAGATGATTATTCTGAACCTTGTAATGGAGGATACCGTAGAGCAC